TACATAGCCTAAAATTTCAGACATGTTATCCATCTTTTCTATTGCTGCCGCTGGATTAATGTTTGCAGCCGTACACACGGTTTGAATAGCTTTAGCGTTTTGTATTCGCGCATTTAGCTGTGCTACCGTTGCATTAGAGCTAACTAAACCGTTAGCCAAGCAATCCAATTTATTTTCCGCACACATGGCTAGAACTTTCTTAGGGTCGGCCGCTTCCGGTGGTTTACCTTTAGCCTCTAAATCATCTATCTGGGCTTTTAGTGCTTCAATAGTCGACGCTTGAGCTTTTAATTCTGCAGAATGCTGAACCTTGATTTTTATATCGCTCATGTTGGCGCATGCTGCAGCTTTTAATTCAACATCCTCACGATCAGCAAACCCAAGACTTACTGCATCTTTTGCAGTCATATAGGTTTCAGCATCAAGTAACGCTTTAATTTCTTCATGACTTTTGCCGGACTTAAATGCGTACGCATCAAGCAGGCCTAGCGTGATCGTGTCTAGATCATTCGCCATCTTTCTAAAGTCATTAGCGTTGCCTTGAGCCCATGCCCAGGGGTTATGGACCATCATGGTTGCACCAATTCCCATAATGATTTCATTGCCAGCCATGGCAATAACGCTAGCAATACTGGCCGCCTGACTCTCAACAGATACAATAATATTTGCTGGATGATTTCGAAGATAATTGAAGATAGTTAAGCCGTCAGCAACATCACCACCTGGGCTATTAATGTGAACATAGATAGTCTTCAACTCGCCAAGCGCTTCAACTTCATCAATAAAGCCTTTTGCAGTTGTACCGTTGCCAGTCCACCAATCTTCGCCTATTTGCCCGTTTATTCTAATGTCAGCACATTTTTCACCAATTGATTTAGCCTTAAACCAAGCCATGTTTAATTCTCCGTCTTAGGGGTTAGTTCCGCCGCTTCGCGGAGTTTTTTAAGTCTCAATTCAGCAGCGACGTTTTGTCTATCAACTTCGTCTGCATCCCAGCCACCCTTTTCAGCAACGATGCGATCTCTTGACTCAAGGTCGTTATCTATCGCTTTAATCGCTGCTTCAATATCTTGAACAGGGTGAATGTGTTTCCAGCCTTGCGGTCTGTGTTCTACCTTGTAATAAATATTTTTTTCTTTGTGATAGTTCACTGCTGGCACTAAGTTGTTCATAACCGCGCTCGATATTGCCCAGTTAACTATCTTTCGATTACATTGATGGATTGTTATTTGATCCTGCAGCGCCTCTACTTCTCGCCTATATTCATTTATCATCGCGCGATAAATACGATCATTAATTTTTGACCAGTCACCCGTCATTAGCTCGAAAGGCAGTCCAATTCCAGCCGCTATGAGTAGCTTTTGCTCTCTCATAAAATCAGCGTATCCACGGCCTGTATCGTCACCTGGAAACATATCTATTTTTTCGCCAGGCAACAAAGTTAGGATTGAGCCTGCTTGAACATTCAGTTCAGGAACGGCCGTACCTTCTGGCAGTTTTTCACCAGACAGAGGATCATAGTTATAGTCATCCTCTGTCCAAGAGTCTCTTGTCAGTGATCCTGTATAAGGTGCTTTAGTTTGCTTTCTTAATAGTTCTGCGTCGTCATATGTGTCAAACGTGTGCGCCTTTAATAAAGCTTGAACTGTGTCGGGCTCGCCTCTTGATTGTCCTGGACGTGTTGGCTGAAAATGATGAATAACGTCTTTGGCGGGTATTCTTAAAAGTCGGCCGTAGTAAGTATTATTGTTATATTCATTCGGGTGCTCTGGATACATCCAGTACGCTACCCTCTGACCTAAACGGTTATACTCGATGCCCGCTTTTACTCTATTTCCATTGGGCCGAACTTCATAAAGTGTTTCAGGTACAAACTCGGCTTCTAATACCTGAATCTGGATAGGTATTGATAATCCAGAGCTGACACTTCTTCGTCTTAAGCGAACAAAGCACTCTCCACTAACACGACGAGCCCTACACATTTGGGTGCCTATGCCGTAATAATCAAGATTAAGTTCTGGGTCGCACTCCATTGACCAAAAATCAAAAAGCGCGGACATTGCTTTGCTGAATATTTCATCATCAGACAAAAATCGTGGAACTACACCTGTGCCTATTTCGTTGCTAACACCCCTATTAATGCCCATAGATATAAGGGGGTTGTTTCTATAACCGGCCCTAGATCTATTTCTCATCGTGGAAAGACTTCCAGTCAAAGAAGCGTTCGGGCCAGAAGACGAAGCTATCCACCCAGAAGCCCGCCGGCTTTGCGTTGCCGCATCATAATCGCTGGCTTTAATTCTTAACCCTGTTTGAGCGTCGAATTTAATACGAGGTTTCATAGTTTGCTCACATTAAGTCTAAATGTTCTACCGCTTGATGGGCGGCTACCCGCTTCATCAGATAGTGATCGCTTCACTAAATTAATTTTTTTCTGAAGATCGTCTACCGAGTCATAAACAACCTTTCGGCCTTGATACATGACTTCTCTTTCAGGCGACTGAAGGGCCTCTTCAAGTGCTTGTAGATATTCGCTAGTAGCCATTAATTAAACCTATATCTCGATCTTCTGATTGTTGGCTTCTTCGTCGCCTCTTCTTCTGCTTGATGTGAGCCATTTACATCAAGCACTAAACTATTAAGATTCCATTCTTGCGCCCAGCTAGGCGGTGACTCCCACTTCATGACATCTGCTTTCAGTTTTACGCAAGCGGCCAAGCTGTAATAAAGTAAATCCCATGCTTCATTCGCTCCATTTCCTGGTGGTTTCCAATGACCATCAGGAAGCCGCTCCTCATAAGTTAGTTCTTCAAAGAACCAATCACCAAGCCAGTGTGGGAAGTGTAAATAACCGGAACCAGAGTGCTCTCTGTCGAGATAATTAGAAGCCCAATCTTTGAGCTTATCCGGACTTAAAATATACAAAGGAACATCGCCCTTAGCACTGGTCTGCCTGTCCTTGCGCTTGGTGTTATCTGGCCAGCTTTCTTTTACCTTGTCTGGCTGATTTTTTGAGCCGCCCTTTACGGGCATAAGCTCCCTATGGCGCCCTAGCTTTTTCATTCTGCGGTAGAATTTATAAGCATTTTCAGAAACACCTATTTCGCCGCCATGGTCGAAGGCTAAAAGCTTCACGCTCATCTCTCTGCCAGTATCATCAGCAAGCGGATACCCACGATCTAGGATGTGCTTTCTAAGTAAATCCCAGTCTTCGATATACGCGCCCGGATGAACCTGTAAAACGTTACCGTCATCATCTTTTCTGGCGCTTTTCTTGATGTTGTAGCGATCAATAATCCAGCACTCTAAACCAACACCAAATCCGTGAACCTGCACAACAAATCGTCGGTTTTTACCGCCCTGTATATCAACAGTCGCAATAAGAAATCTAACACCAGCAGGAACTGTTCTTTTCCTTAGAGTTTGATCTGCTCTTTCTCTTAGTCTTTCTGGGCTGCGTTGATTTGCCGCTCTTCGATACTTATAAGGTCTACCATGATCAACGTTTACCGTTGTTTTTAGCTTTTCTTGATTACCTGTTTTTTGATAATCATCTTCAGCGGCCAAATAGTTATAAACAAGCTGAGACCATGTTTGAAAAGCGGCGGCTGGTCCTTCCATCCAGTAAGATGCAATTCGACTTCTTCGACCAGCTCCATGATTTTTACCAAAACGGTCAATGGTCTGACCTTCTTTAACCCACTTACTACTCTGCAGCATATCGTCTTTGCAGCTTGCTGGAATTTCAGCAAAACCACATAAAGGACACATGCATTTAACCTGCTCTGAGGCGGATAAAATGTCTGTCTCTTGCTTTGGATATAGCAAATATTCCCATCGAGCGGGAAAATAACCTTGGCAATCTGGGCACTGCCAATAAAGCTGTCGACGGTCGCCCAAATTATAAAGGCTAAGTATTCCTAAAGTTGGAGGTGCCGCGTGGGGCTCTTTTGGGTTTGGCTTCCAGTCATTGTCAGAAACTTCAAACCCTGGCGAAGACTCGGCCAATGTCATGCCGCGACTCATATAAACCTGAGTTCGTTTTCTTCCAAGCCAAAACGCTTCGCCTTCGCCATCTACTGACACCGGCATTCGGTCATAGTCGGTCAAAGCAACACGCTTATAGTCCGAGCTAGCAAGTATTGTTTTTGACGGCCAGCCTAACTTTAAATAGTTGCCAGCTTTAAAAATTTTATCGTGTATATTATTGTCGTGAAATCTAGGGCTTAGACTGTCCCTCAAACCAGGTGAATGAGTAAACATTCTATCGATTCGTTTTTTACTAAACTCGGCCGCTTTCTCTTTACTGATCTGAACAACAAGAAAATCTGAAGGATCGCACTTCACATCGTAGGCAATCCAGCCATCTATTAACGCTTGGGTTTTTCCTGTTCGCGCTGGACCTACAAATATTTCAGCATCAAACTCTCTTGAGTTAAGCGTATCCATCGGCTCAACCATATAAGGCGTCGCCGTTTGATCCCAGGGAATCCATGATCCACTCGGGCCGCTCACTCGCATAGTTTCTTTAACCGCATCACTGACGGCAATTCTTCGCGGCGGTCTCAGTAATTCAGCAACATCTCTTTTGATTGCAGCGGCGCTGGCATAACTCATTCGTTAACGCCTTCAACATCATCATATTCGATAAGAGCGATATACATTTGCTCGCGGATTGCATCCATTTCCCGTTGCACGATTTCGGCTTGCTTCGGGGTAAGGTCTGCCTTTCTTTCGAGCGTGTCTGTCATTCCATCGATAGGATTGATTACCGATTTAATTAAAGAACTCATTTCTCTGGCGACTTCATCGTCTGGCACTAACTGACGTTTTTCTTTTTCGTATTTCAATCTAGAGTTTTCAGAATCGAACCAATCCTTTCGCTCCTTTGGTGGCATATTGTCTGGCGTATCAAATCCGCCAAAACCACCGACCACAGTTGCTGCAGTAAATAATGCAGGCCCTGCATCAGACAATTCATATAGTGGAGAGTTTCTATAAATTACAGATGGCTGAACACCCGCCTCTCTTAATCGTTTTCTGACTGTATCTCTGGATAAACGGAAGGCTTCTGCGATCCTAGTAATGTTCCAAGCATACTGATTCTTTGAGCCATTAAGTTCTGACACATGATTATTCCGCTACGGCCCGAGCTGACGAATTAGTTTCATAATATTGATTCCTGTTCGTCATGGTCGTCAGGTGTAAACCTAGCGGGCACAACGGATTAGATAAGCTGCTGCTGACGAGCATAGAAACTCGATAAAATGTCGAAACCCGCGCTTCTGCGCCCCCGTGGTTGCGGTCTGCAGGCCTAGGGTCCCCAGGCTTTCTTTGTGCCCTTTTTTGGTGCTTGAAAGATGGTTTTTATGATTCATAGCAAGGAATTAAAATTTGAAAAAGCTCATAAGAAGCTAGGGTTCGCGCATCTGCGCACCCTTAGTGGGGCACCCCCCTCGGGAGTACCTTTTTATTTGGGCCACCACTTGAGCGCCTGTGTTTCTCTTGTCCGAATGAGCGCGGCCAATGGTTCAACCCATTCCGCCCTAGAGCCGCCCGGAAGCGTCGCCGTAATGCTTGCGCTATACTCCGCGCCATCTACTAAAGCTAAGGCGTGTGATACTTCCCCTAAGTAGTTGCCATTGCTGGCTGTCACATAGACCATTGATAGCGGCCAAGTCTCACCCGCTACGTTATTGCCTTGCGCGTCTTTAATTGTCATTTCTACCGATGCATCATTTACATAACTAGCATCTGCAGAGCTTTGTAAGCCTTCAAGCTTAACTGTCGTGGAGTTCGCTAGATAAATATAATGCTTCGCTGTCATAAGCTCGCCAACTTCTGAACGACTGATTCAACTTCGATTTTAACCGCGCCGGGCTTGCGTTCGCCTTGTTCGCCAGTCTCTACGCACTTAGCCCAGCCATAACTAATAAAGGTATTTGCGAGCTCTGTATCAATAGTAACAACATCTTCAAACGCTAAAGAGGTACGTCCGAATTTAATGCCGGTTTCCTCTGTGACTTCAATTCGCTTTTTGTTTGTGTCGTTTGTCATTGGTTATAATCCTTAAGAGGCGTCAGAAATTTCATGAGCGAAAGCGCCGATGTCAACAGTGCCGCCGCTTGTAAGTGCTTGATCTGCGCAAAGCGTTACTAAGCGCAAATCAGTTCCGTTGGTTACTGCGACATGGTTAGCCGTTCCTGTCGAGTCGATGCTGGTACCCGCCGGTGCTGCTACCGTGTTTTTCCTGCCGTTTGTGTCGCCGTTCGCCTTCGTATAATTAGCGCCCGTTACAGCTTGAGTCGCTAGA